GTGCTGATGGCGAAGTGATGCACAGCCTCCACGCGGGGAAAAGCGGCACTATTACCGTTACGCTGCTGAAAACCTCTCCAGTGAATAAAAAACTATCTCTGATGTACAACGCACAGAGCCAGTCCTCAGCAACCTGGGGTAATAACGTGATCGTCGTACGAAACAAAGTATCAGGCGATATCTCTACTGCCCGTAGCTGCGCATTCCAGAAGCAACCGGATAATGCCAACGGCAAAGTGGGTAACACGAACTCGTGGGTTTTTGACTGCGGCAAGATTGACCAGCTACTTGGAGAATTTTAATCATGGAATTTGAAATTAAAGGTATTAATTACCGCGCCGCTAAGCTCGATGTTTTCCAGCAGCTGAAAGTCAGCCGTAAATTGCTGCCGGTACTCGCCGGGTTGGTGAGTGAGTTCTCAACGCTGAAAGCGCAAGCCTCTGCTGGGAACTCTGGCGCGGTACTGGAAAGCATTTTGCCGAAAATCGCTGATACCCTGGCCGCTCTGCCGGATGAGGATGTTAACGCGGTGATTCATCCATGCCTGGGCGTAGTTTCCCGTCAGCATCTCAAAAATTGGACGCCGGTATTCAACCAGGGCGCATTGATGTTTGATGATATCGACCTGTTTACCATGCTGCAGCTGGTGGCGCGGGTGGTCGCTGACAGCCTAGGAAATTTTTTGAAAGAACTCCCCGCCAGCAAGACGCCAGACCCGGAGCCTCAGGTTTAACGCTCGAATCCCTGCCTGACGGTGAAGAAATGCTGATGCGTCCGGTGGACGCCGGATACATCCCCTATAGCGCCCTCAAAGACGGTTCAGTCGACCTGGCTGATATCGCCCGCATGAATGACTGGCTCGACCTGAAAGCCGATAACGAATACCGCATAGCGAAATGGAGAGAGAACAATGAACGCTGAAACGCTCAAGGACTTTCTGATCTCGCTGGGCTTTAACGTTGATGAGGCGGGGGCTAAAAAGTTCGATTCTGTTGTTGCCGGCACGACGTTAAAAGCCATTGAGATGGGCGTGAAAATTGAGGCGGCGGCATTATCCGTTGTCGCTTTTACCGCGAAAATTGCCAGTGGTCTCGATAACCTTTACTGGGCATCACAGCGAACCGGAGCAACGGTCGAGGGTATCAAGCGCATAGGCTACGCTGTTGGTCAGATGGGCGGCAGTGTTGATGCTGCGCGTGGTTCTCTGGAAAATCTGGCGCGGTTCGTGCGTAATAATCCCGGTGCAGAAGGTTTCCTGAATCGTCTTGGCGTCCAGACCCGTGACGCAAAGGGCAATATGCACGATATGGCCAGCATCTTCACAGGTGTGGGTCAGCAGCTCAGTAGCATGCCGTATTACCGGGCTAATCAGTACGCTCAAATGCTCGGGCTGGATGAAAATACCCTGATGGCCATGCGGCGCGGTATCGGTCAGTTCAGCGGTGAATATACCGCTATGGCGAAAGCTATCGGCTATAACGCCAATACCGCGGCGGTCAGCTCTAATCGGTTCATGACGTCCCTTAAGTCATTCGGCCTGATGGCGGGCATGGCGCGGGATAAAATCGGATCCAATCTTGCTGGTGGCCTGTCTGGCTCTATCGATACGCTCCGGCGTCAGATAACGGACAACTTCCCGAAGATAGAAGGTGTTATCACTGCGATAGTGAAAGGCATCCTCTGGGCTGGCGATATTATCGGGCGATTTGTGTACCGGATTATCCAGTTTGCCGGAGATATCATCGACTGGTGGCGCGCTCTCGATAAAGAGACAAAGCAACTGATTGAGATAATCGGCGGATTAGTTATTGCCTGGAAATTGCTTAACTCTGCTTTTGCCATGTCACCCATCGGGCGAATAATCATACTGGGCGCTGCGCTGCTCTCTCTGTATGACGATTATCGGACATGGAAGGAAGGAGGCGAGTCCCTCATTGACTGGTCGAAGTGGGAGCCGGGAATCAAGTACGCCACAAAAGCCTTTGGCTCACTTGGTAAAGACTTCTCTGGTCTTTATTCGAAGGTCAAAGACCTGGGCTCAGCAATACTTGAGCTCGGTAAAGCCTTTCTCGACCTGATCAATATCGATACCTCAAAGTTCAGTGGCAAGTGGCTGTTTGACCAGATAATCGAAAGCGTACGCAGTTCAGTTAAGGTACTCGGTTCGCTGGTGGACGCGCTACGCAAGGTTATTAGCGGTGACTTCTCCGGAGCATGGGAATCTCTGAAAACAGCAGCGGCTGATGGGATGAATAGCCCGATAGCTCGCGGCGCTGTGGCAGTCGGAAGCGGGACATACAACTACCTGAATAACAAGCTTAATGAATATCTGCCTGAATGGATGGGAGGTTCTCCAGCTGCTGGCAAAAAAGGAACGCTGGCAGACCGCAACAACAACCCTGGCAACATCAGGCCAGTTGGCGGCGGCGGATTCAGGACGTTTGAATCAGCATTGCATGGATGGTCTGCAATGAAAAACCAGCTGATGCGTTATTTCACTGGGAAAACCACTGGCCGCCGACTGCAAACCATTATGGATATCGTCAGCACCTGGGCACCTGCGGGTGACAACAACGACCCGGCAAAGTATGCCCGTGATGTTGCAGGCTGGATGGGCGTATCACCAACAGCAGCCCTGAACCTGTCAGATCCGAATACGATGGGCGCATTGATGCAGTCGATGGCCCGTAAAGAAGGATACTCCAGCTGGAATAGTCCTCTTGCGTATCAGGCGGCGGGTGGCGCTCAGATTCAGCAGCAAAACACTTATCATATACATGGTGGAAATGCTCAGGAGATCGGGCAGGAGGTCAGTCGTCGGCAAGTTGATGCAAATGCTCAGATATTACGTAGAAATCAGCCAGGAGTAGGTTAATGGATATTCTTTCAACATTATTCCAGCAGCACTCCCGCCGCATTGGTACTGGGGAGGATATGATCATCCCCAGTGTTGTTATCTCTGAGAAGCATTCTGATTCATTGGAAATAACCGAACACCCGGTAGAAATCGGCGCTTCTGTTTCTGATCATGCTTACCGTAGACCGTCTGACGTTGTGATGCAGGTCGGCTTTGCTGGTGGCGGTTCATTACTGGATTTGCTTGATACCACGGCTATTGGTTTAAGTGCCGGACTGAGCCCAAAAGAGGTTTACCAGAACCTGCTTACTCTGCAGAACAAAAGGGTGCCGTTCGATGTTGTTACAGGCAAGCGGATTTACAGCAATATGCTGATCCGTGCTCTTGAAGTAACGACTGACCGGACTACTGAGAATGTTTTATCTGCGGTTCTCACTCTGCGAGAAGTCATTATTACCAGCACGTCGACCGTACAGGTTGCTGCGAAAGCTGACATGAAACTCGGCGCTAATACTTCTGCTGTTCAGAACTCTGGCGTTAAAACACCAACGCCAGCCAATAATTCAATTCTTAAATCCACAGTAAGCGGCGTTAAACAGCTTTTGGGGGCCTAAATGGCAGTCAGTGAAATACCGCTCGCTCCCGAAAACCAGGCGTTCTCAATAGCCATTGCAGGCACCACTTTTCAGATGTCAGTGATATGGCGTGCTGAATTCTGGTGCCTGGACCTTATGGACGGCTCCGGGGCGATGATTATCGCGGGCATTCCGATGATAACCGGATACGACCTGCTGACGCAGTACCGGCATCTTAACCTGGGCTTTTCGCTCTATGTCATTTGCGATGTTGAAGGACAGGAAAACCCTACTCAATCCGATCTTGGAACGACAAGCCATCTCTACGCCGTTACGGAGTAATTATGTCTCAAAACTGGATGCGTCACTTTGAATTGCAGCTTGTCGACGATAAAGGCAAGGGCATCGATTTTGGTGATTTCAAAGTCACGTTTAATATCGACTGGTTCAACTTGAGCAGTGAATCCCGAGTAGGGACATTTAAGATTTATAATCTGTCCACAGACACAGTGAACCGCATTACCCGTGGTGAATTCTCGCGAATAAGGGTTATCGCTGGCTATGATGGAATGGATGATGATTCGGATAGCAGCAACTACGGTTTACTGTTTGACGGTGAAGTGCGTTACACCATAACCGGAAAAGATAATCCTGTTGATAGTTTTGTTCTTATCCAGGCAGCGGATTCTGATTTAGCCTTCACGACATCCATCACGACACAGACCCTGGCTGCGGGATACACCGTTGCTGATGTTAACAAAGCCCTAATGAAAGATTTCAATGCGAAGGGGGCTGTAGAAGGTCGCTCACCAGAAATGCCAGCAACGGTGTTTCCACGTGGTCGTGTATTGTTCGGAATGACACGAAACCTGATGGATAACGTTGCAAGTCAATGCAAAGCTGATTGGATGTTTGTTGATGGCAAGCGGGAAATGGTGGCTAAAGGTGATTATGTCCACGAAGCTATCGTTCTGAATAGCGCAACCGGGTTAATCGGGATGCCACAGCAAACCATTGGTAGTGGTGTTAACGTTCGTTGTCTGATCAATCCCAATATTCGTGTGAACGGCCTGATTGAGCTGGATCAGAAATCAGTTTACCGGACGGCGCTGGGAAATAACGATGTTGCTATGACGCAAGGACGCATTACTGACCAGAACAATAACGGGAATATCACGGTTGAAGGTACGACCGCGCAACCGGCCAGCATTGCGACCGATGGCGTTTATATTGTGCGCGGCATTATGTACACTGGTGATACAAGAGGTCAGGCGTGGTACATGGATATGATGTGTGAGGCGCGCGGGGCGTCAGATATGCGTTCAGCGGCATCATTACAACGGGAAGGATAAAAATGAAAAAGTTATTTCTCATCGGATTATTCTTTCTATCAGGAGGTGTCGCTGCAGCTGACGATGGCGTGATCACTCTGCAATGTTCTGGGTATAAGGTAGAGCTAATCCCTGATTCAATGTTTAGAATCAACGGTGAATATGTCACATCTCAAAAAATCCAAACCCTCGGGGACGGTAATGGGATGAAAGCGGACATGGGCCTTATGCCAGCCAAAGACGGTAATAATTATGGTTTCGAGTATATCCGCCGTCCGGGTACTGAAACTCGTTTCCTAAACGTCCAGCTACTGCAAAACAGCATGGATGCGCCGAAGATTATCGGGTCGTTTCCTTGTAAGAAAATATCAGGATAGGTGTACATAAGGTTAGGTTGGTGTAGGCTAGTATTGAAGAAACGGAGACCCATATTATGCCCGCAGCATCACCACAACCCATAACCGACCAATTACTTGAAAGATTAGCGCCTTCAATACGAGAAGGCGAAAATCTCTTAGGCGAATTCGAAATATTTAGCATCATTCGAGATGCAAAAAAGATATCTGCTAAGGATCAATCATTATTTATCCAAGGATTGGCTTGGATAATTCAGGATGATTTACATCAAGGAATTAAATTGTGTGAGGATGCTCTGACTTTAAACCCTTATAGCGGTAGTATATGGGTTACTTACGCCACTGCTGTGGGGCAGAAAAAACACCATGGCCTTCAGAGAGAAATATTAAAGCGTAGCGTACAGATAAAAAATCCGTCTTTAATGATAATTGATTTTATAGTTGCTTCGTTTTGGGTTGATTATAATGAAATGAAACGAGTTAAATCGTTATACAAAAGCTTCGATGCCATAGAATTAACAGAAAAAAAGAAAAATGATTACATGAAAGCTGAAAGTGTATATAACATCTTAAGCCAGCTATCTAATGAGGATCGTAATCAACTATCTCAAATGGCAGATTTTGTCATGAAGATAATGTTTAATCACAGTATAACAGCAAAAAACTCTAGTTATTATGTAGATCCTGACGGGATGCTGTCATTTAGTTACGGCGTGTTTAATGAGTCGCCTAGATTTATTGTTGAATTAAATGATGAACTTGCATCAATGATAGTTGATAATGAATTGCATAATGCAAATTCAATAGTTCTGTTTACTCCGGGTGATTAAATGTCAATATATACAGAAGAATTTATAAATATTGCCCAGATAAATATCGAGCAAAATCTTGGCGAAATTGGCAGCAGAACTGCAGCAAGTAGAGCGTATTACGGAATGTATCACGCATGCCTAGAGTTGACTGGTGGCGTACCAAAAAAACACCCCATGAATGGTGTGTTTAAAGGTGGTTCACATTCGAAACTTTCCCAGTACATGACTGAGTGCGCAGATTTGATTTCTCCTGAAAATAGTAAAGAAATTAGGATGTTGGGCGTGAAGTTGAAAATGTATCACAAGGTTAGGTGTGATGCTGACTATGAACTAAAAAAAGAGCTAACAGAAAAATCTGCTGAAGTAGTAATTATTGAGGCAAAAAAAATTTTGAGCCGTACTGCCGAGTTAGTAAAATCTTCCGTAGAATAATAATTAGTTAGTATTATAACCCGCCACTGAGCGGGTTTTTTATTGCCTGGAGTAAAGTAAATGGCTATATCCGATAAAAGCCGCAGCGGTGCATTGGCTGAAGTTTTTGCATCTGAACGAAAGACGACAAACGAACAGCTGCGTGTTGCTCTACCTGGCATTATTCAGTCATTCGACCCTGGCACAGTAACCGCCGTTGTTCAGCCAGCCATTCGTTACATTGAACGCGACAACGACGATAAGAAAGTCACCCAAGATTATCCGTTGCTGGTGGACGTACCCGTAGTATTCCCGCGCGGTGGTGGCTGCACGCTGACATTTCCCATTAAAGCGGGTGACGAGTGCCTGGTTATCTTCTCCGACCGCTGCATTGATTTCTGGTGGCAGAGTGGCGGCGTACAGGAGCCGGTTGATGACCGGATGCATGATTTATCTGATGCGTTCTGTATTGTAGGTCCTCAGTCACAGGCGAATAAAATCAGCGGTATCAGTAGCGCTGGCGCACAGCTTCGCACCGATGATGGGGCGGCTTTTGTTGAAGTCGCTGCAGGTCATAACATCACGGTTAAAACGCCGGGTAAGCTGGTGGCCACAGCCGAAGGTGGTACCGAAATCACCTCACCCAATATCACCCTGAATGGCAATGTGACCATTAACGGCAATCTGTCCCAGGGCATGGGTGAGGGTGGTGGTACCGCAACTATGCAGGGGCCTATCACCGTGACCAATGATGTGACGGCGGGCGGCAAGAGCCCGATGACACATACCCACAGCGGCGTGGAAACAGGCGGAGGCAATACAGGAGAACCTAACTAATGCGATACCGACGCGAAGACGAAAGCGGAGATTACACCTTCGGACAGGGTGATGATACCTGGCTGGTGAACACTCCGGAGACGGTTGCCCAGGCGATTAAAACTCGGTTCCTGCTCTGGTACGGGCAATGGTTCCTCGATACTACCGAAGGCACCCCCTGGATACAGTCGGTACTGGGTAAGCATCACCCTGATACTTACAACCTGGCTATCAGAAAGCGCATTCTTGAAACACAGGGCGTCACCGAAATAACCGAATTCAATACTATCGTTGACGGCCGAACGCGGCGCGTCAGCTTTATGGCCACAGTACAAACCCGCTACGGAACCACGACAGTAAACTCGGAGGCGTAATGTCTTTAGACCTCGACACACTCGGCTTATCGGCATCGATAACCGCTGAGGGGATAAGTGCGCCTGACTTTCAGACGGTACTGAGTACCATCACCGGATATTTTCAGCAGATTTACGGTCTGGATGCCTATCTGGAGCCAGACAGTAAAGACGGGCAAATGGTGGCTCTGGTGGCGCTGGCTATCCATGATGCTAATAACACCGCAATTGCAGTTTATCGGTCATTCTCTCCAGCTACGGCATTGTCTGACGCACTGACGAGCAATGTTAAAATTAACGGTATCGCGAGGCGGTCAGAGACCAATTCTATCGTTGATTTGTTGCTGCTAGGAACGGCTGGCACCACGATTACAAATGGCTCGGTTCGGGACATCAATAGTGTCATCTGGAATCTCCCTTTAACAGTTGTTATCGGTACTGATGGCTCTGTGGTCGCCACGGCAACGTGCGCTAATTCTGGGCCAGTGGCAGCGCTGGCGGGCTCGGTGACAAGTATCAATACGCCGACGCGTGGATGGTCTTCTGTCTCTAACCCTCAGTCGGCAACTGTAGGTGTGGCGGCGGAAACCGATGCAGAGCTGCGGGTAAGACAGACTAAAAGTGTGGCCCTGTCCTCTCTCACCCCATTTGATGCCGTAGATGGTGCAATAGCGAATATATCGGGCGTGACACGTCACAAGCTCTACGAGAATGATACCAGCAGCACTGATGCTAACGGTCTGCCCAGGCATTCAATATCGGCCATTGTTGAAGGCGGTGACGCAGAAACTATCGCTGAGACTCTCCGGCGCGTTAAAGGACAGGGCGTATCGACATACGGCACCACTGCAGTTGTAGTCGCTGACAAGTACGGTAACCCACATACCATGCGTTTTTCCCGCCCGGTCGATGTGCCAGTTTTTGTCTCGATAACCATAAAGGTCTTCACCGGGTACACCTCGGAAATCGCCAGGCAGATGCAGGCCGAAATTGTTACCTACATCAATTCGCTGGCCATCGGTGAAAATGTCTTGCTGAGTCGGGTCTATTCTCCGGCGAACCTCGGTGTAATGAGCGGCGGCAATGCCCGGTATTACGATATCAACGAGCTACTGATTGGGCGTTCTGCTGAGTCAGCGGGAGTGGGTAATCTTATTCTGACCTACGATGAGTCAGCATCCTGCATAGCAGAGAACATCGAGATAACGGTGGCGCCATGAGTAAATACACTGAGCTCATCACCAACTATCACGCCACAAAGCCGCTGTTCTGTCAGCACGTCGACTTATCCACGCGCCCCCTGATTGACGTCTCGAATTCGATGAACGGGCTCAGGCGAGCATTTGATATTGATACTGCAGTCGGCGAACAGCTGGATATTCTCGGGCAGTGGATAGGGCGTTCTCGCGCTGTTGCCGCCCCGATAAAAGGTATCTTCCTGGAGTTTGATACCGACAGGCTCGGATGGGATCAGGGTAAGTGGCTGGGTCCGTACGATGCCAGTGATGGCTCAGTGAATTTATCCGATGATGTCTATCGCGTGGTGCTTAAAGCGAAGATAGGGATTGATAACTGGAACGGGCAAAATGACTCGCTCCAGGACATTATCGAAACCGCGCTGGCGGGTACCGGCATCAGAATGATTATTCTCGATAATCAGGACATGACCATTTCGGTCATGATTGTTGTCGATGATGAATACATCATTCCTGACATTGACCGCCTGATATTCGACTCAGCAATGAACCGCGGGCCGCTAATTCCATTGCCAGCCAATTACCAGTCATCGCGCTACGACATCAGCCCTATTGATAAATTACCCGCAGAGTTTGTCTTTGTTATTCGCGCCGGGCTGCTGACTGTAAAAGCGGCCGGTGTCCGTATTCGTGAAACTGTCACTCCATCGAATGGCTATAAATTCTTTGGCTTTGACGCAGAAACTGATTATCTCGCCGGCTTTGATGACGGCGCATGGGGAGAGGCCCTCTAAATGCCAAAGAATAATTTTAAACCCTTCGCGATAGGTGCTGGGGCCAATGTTTCCAGTCAGCTCGAGTATGAAGACCTCATGGCCTTATCTACGGGCTTTACTGCCGGGATTGCCCGCTCAGCTCAAATAAATAAAGCGATTCGCCAGGCGACAGTTATCGCCAGTGTGCTGGCACAATTTATGGCAGATAAAACAGGCCGGGACATCCTGGATGATGGCAAGACAGCTAACTTGCTTCAGGCGCTTAACGACGCCGTAAACTCATTTGTACCAGACATTCCTGTTATCAGTGTAAACGCTAAAACGGGTGCGGTTATTTTAGGTCCGGGGGATGTTGGGGCTTATCCCGCAACGGGTGGGCAGCTCAATGGCTCTATAAGTGCTACAGGGCAGATATCTGAAGCGGGCCAGCGGGTTTACAGCGCGAATAATCCCCCACCGCAATCATATATAGCCAGCAGTATTGCCAGCATGACCGCAGGCTCTATCGGCTCTTACTGCATGCTGCGAAACGCCACGCTCAGCACAACGATTAACCCAGGTGATGTGGTCAATGGTAGTCGCCTGGTGTACTCCGGCGTGATGGCCTACGGAGGCGATGCGGGCGGTGACTGGGCAAGAATCACACAGGGTAGCGCGGTGACAGGGTCCTGGCGATGCATGGGATTGGCTGTTAACTCTGACCGTCACTATGGTGTTTCATTATTTTTAAGGATCGCATGATGAAATATACTGACGTTAAAAATATGGTGTATGCCAATGAAGAAAAGACCCTCATTACCTGCGATGTAAAGTTTGAGCTGATGGATGATTTTATTCCGTTCACGGCTTCGCCTGATGATTTAGAGGTTCATGGGCGGGGTATTTATAGCGAATGCATCAGTGGGCAGTTTGGTGACATATCTGACTATACTGCAGTCGATGTTGATTATGCTTTGATGGCTGAATATCAACGGCAATCAAAATTATCATATGCATATAATGAAATAAATGACTGGCGTACAGAGTTAGAATTAGGTGTGATATCCGATGGCGATAAAGAAAGACTAATCAAATGGATGAATTATATTAAAACCATTAAATCTATAATTTTTCTGGATGTGAAAGATATCACTATATACGAATCAATTACCTGGCCTGAACTGCCCGTCTAATTATTAGAGGTTATTTATGGAGCTGTATAAATCGCGGAATTCAGTTCCGTCTTCTGCCATGCCTGACGTATGGGATAACAACCGTGTACAGGATAAAATATTAAACGGAGATGATTTAGAAGTTGAATTACGAACAGGAGAGAAAGCACTCTCTCGTAAGGGAATGGAAAAGCAGCACGCAGACGACAGAGAAAAAAATAAGGTTATATTTGACCAGTCCATACAAGAATTTAATGTTGATGCTAATGCAGCTGTTTTGGCCGCTGGTTATGTATTACTAGACTCATTTCAGCAAGGTGTACAATTACCGAATAATGAAATGACTCTTCGTAACCAGACGCTGCGTGATGAGCGAACTGGTGAATATTATCGTTGGAATGGAGCGTTACCAAAGCAAGTTCTTCCCGGGTCATCTCCTGAGTTAACTGGCGGTATCTCTGTTGATGCGTGGGTTAGTGTTGGTGATGCGACGCTGAGGGGAGATATGAGGTCTCTGTCATCCCCGAGCCTGATTGGTTTGTCGAATTATAACGATATCCGTAGTTATAGCGGCACAGCCATTCGACTTGCCGCTATCCATCCACTGTCTACAAATATAGATTGCACATATGCAACGTACAACATCAATGCAGCTGTGATTGCCGGTGATGACGGGGCGATTGTTTTGATTGATAAACTTGGTCGACGCTGGGTAAGACAGTTCACGGGTAATCCTGATGTCAGATGGTGGGGGGCTAAGACTGGCGAGTCAGATAGCGCCGCTGCTTTTAATGCAGCAGCATATTATTCGTGGGCTACCGGTTCGACAATAGAAGTTAATGGAGAATACACTTGCAAGTCTCCTATTTTGGCTGGAGTTGTCGGTGATGATACAAGGTATGCAAACGTATCATTTTCTGGGGCGGGATCAAACCATGATTCGACATCCAAAGACCGGGGTTCTATCTATTTCGAGGAGTGCGACGGGTTTAAAGTCGTAAGAAGAAATACTTTAACGCTCAAAAAAATATACGCCCGTGGAGTGAAGAATCCAGATAGTATACTTGATACCGTGGCCTCCTTGCTTACCTTAAAGAATTCTCCCGTTAGTGCTTATTATGATACTGCGGAGGTTAACTGCATTATTGACATTTCTTACTGTAGGTTTGAAGGGTGGCGAATCGGGATAGACCAGTCAAAAGCGGCATGGTCATCGACCATTTACAACAACGAAATCTATAAATGTTACCAGGCTGGTATCTTCTTTAAGCCAAATAATAGTCAGATAGAAAAAAACAAAGTTGCATATTGTGCCCGGGGGATGCTGCTAATAAAGCCACTAAGTGGGAGGTTTTCTCTTAACGAACTAAACAGTAGCAACGCCACTGAATATTTGATTTATTTGCAAGAACCTGCGGCGTATTCATTATCTGATAACTATATAGAGCCGTGGACCAGCTGGATCAATAAAAATTGTAACTGGGGATTGGGTTACATTCCTATAATTATTGAACTAAATCTTTATCAGCCAAGTCTGCCAGTAGTTTCTGGCTGTGAGATATATACAGTGAATTCGGATGCAGAAGCAGCGATTCTATATACTGTGCCAGAAGCATATAAAGATTTTAACTATCTCACTTACGCTCAACTACCAGATGGTAATACATTAAAGGCCAGGAAGGGCGTGTTGGTCGCGTCAAGAGGTGCGGGTAATCTATCATTCAGGCAACTTGGTTGGTCAGGTACAGATAAAACAGCTATTGATGGCGCATCGGGGACTACACATTTTACAGCTTTAGGGTATTCAACTCACGCAACAATAACTCCCGAGCCTGGCACTATCGCTGCCTTGATGAGTTCCGCTGAGAAGCTGAAAATTCAGGATAATGTTACTTTAGATAGAACTGGTGGGAGTGTTGACGCTACAAGTTTCGTTAATACGTTCAGATCACGTCAGCAGTTTGCTGTTAGTTTGCAGATTACTGCTGGCTCTACAGCCGTCAATATGTTCTTTGACGCTTTCAGGAACTCTAATGTCCAAAACAGACTTCCAGTAACTGTACCCGCTAATGAAATACGATACCTGACTTTTATTATAACCCCACCGCAAGATGGCTCTCTGGTTAATTACTCATTTTCATTGGGTGTCAGAGGGGGAGCAGTTGCCGCGCCCGCTTCAATGGTTATCGATATAACGAGGACGTTTGTCTAGCATTATAGTGGGGAGTTAGCCAGGGATTGGCTGTTATCCATCAATGTAGACATATCAATTTATCTTCCCCAAAACTAAAGTAATTTAGATGGAAAACATAGAGTTAAAAGAGGTGATTAAAGGTCATTAAAGCATCAGTGAAATGGTTTTTTAATATATTAATCAATTAATTAAATCAACTTTGCTAGTGTAATGCTCCGTCACATGGAATGGTTCGAAGCAGCTGACCTGATCGTTAAAGGCATGAGCGGCGCAATCAATGCGAAAACCGTGACTTATGATTTCGAACGCCTGATGGATGGCGCTAAACTGCTGAAATGTAGCGAGTTTGGTGACGCTATTATCGAAAACATGTAATCCAAACTTTTGGGTTAGATGATAACGGGAGCCTGAGGGTTCCCGTTTTTTATTGTTAGCATACGAATAATCATCAAAATATCCCTCAAAAAACCTCTCTAAAGGGCGACTGTTGTCTAGTATTTAACGACAAAGCCATCATCAGGTAATCATCTTCTTATTAAAAATATGCAGTACCGAGAGCTTTTTTACTTCTGGTGGTGTTTACTATGCCCTCGAAATTTTGAGTTACAGTTTTTTTTGGAGATAAACAGATATGGTGGAAGTCTCTTATACCATCAATTTACTGATCGGTGCGGTCGCCGCAATTGCCGTCGGCTACTATATTATGAAAGGCTATTCAGCGACGGGCGTACTGATGGTGAGCGGCGTCGCCTTATTGCTGATCAGCATCAGCCTGGGTCGTCCGATCGTCGCAGAAAAAGATGCCACGGGTTTTTTATTCCTGGATGTCTTTGAATATATTAAGATTCTATTAACATCTCGTGCTGCCGATCTCGGTATGATGATCATGATTTTATGCGGTTTCGCCGCATATATGTCTCATATCGGCGCTAATGATATGGTGGTGAAGCTGGCCTCTCATCCGCTTAAATATATTAACTCACCCTATATTCTGATGATTGCTGCTTATTTCCTGGCCTGTTTGATGTCTTTAGCCGTTTCATCTGCAGCTGGCCTGGGCGTATTGCTGATGGCCACATTATTTCCCATTATGGTGAACGTTGGTATTAGCCGCGGCGCAGCAACCGCTATTTGTGCTTCACCTGCCGCCATCATTCTGTCTCCCACTTCCGGTGACGTCATTGTCGCGGCAGAAGCATCAAAAATGGGTGGAGAGAAGCTGATTGATTTCGCTTTTCACACCACGTTACCCATTTCAATCATTGCTATTTTAGCTATCGCCGTCGCGCATTTCTTCTGGCAGCGTTACTTAGATAAGAAAGAAGGCGTGGTTAGTGAGAGGCTCGAT